CAGGACACAGCCGGCCTGGCGCGGGCCGAGGTCGAGGCGATCGGGCGCGACAAGGTGGCGCAGATCGCGGTCGACGACATCGGCGTCGGCGGCGGCGTCACCGACACGCTGCGGCGCTGGTACGGCGAGAAGGTCGCCCCGGTCAACGCCAGCCTGCGCGTCGAGGACGGCCTGAACTACAACCTGCGCGCGCAGATGTATCACAACCTGCAGTTGTGGCTGAAGGACGGGCCGGTGAGCCTGCCGAACGACCCCGAACTGAAGAACCAGCTCAACGCCATCCGCTACACGTTCCGCGGCGGACTGCGGTTGATCCTGAGCAAGAAGGAACTGGACACCAAAGGACTGGCCGATCCCATGAACAAGTCTCCCGACCGAGCCGACTCGCTGGCGCTGTCCTTTGCCGTGCCGGCCACTGAGCCAACGCAGCCGTTCACGCCGGAAGAGCCGTGGGGCGTTGCTGACCCGGTGGTGGGCTACTGATGACACTGGCCCGCTCGGAAGTCTCGCGGCAGGAAACGCCGGTCGGCAGCGCCCCGGGCATCGACGGCGAGCGCAGCACGCGCGACGTGTTGCTCGACGGCCTGCAGGCATCGCTGGTCAGTAAGCGGCACGAGTGGGTGACTTGGCGCGCCGGCCTCGGGGTGGAAAACCGCTGGCGCGACGACATGGACGTGTACTACGGCCGCGGCGACGCGATCTACGACGACGAGAACTACCAGCCCAAGTGGTTTGAGCGCAAGGCGGCCACATCGCCGGCCGGGCCGATGGCCACTCGCTCGAAGGTGCGGGTGAACATCACCGCCAGCAAGACCGACACCGGCATTGCCCGCGCGCAGGAGATCCTGCTGCCTACGGACGACCGGAATTGGGCGATCAAACGCACGCCGGTGCCCGAACTGGCGTTTGCCGCCAAGGACGAGCGCGAGGTTTTCGATGCCGCCGGCCAGCGTCTCGGCAAGGTCAAGGACGCTGCCAAGAAGCTCATCGCGCAGGCCAACGAGCGCGCTGAGAGGATGCAGGCCGAGATCGACGACCAGCTGACCGAGTGCCAGTACAACGAGGCGTGTCGCGAGACGATCGAGTGGGGCGGCCTGCTCGGCACCGGCATCCTCAAGGGTCCGGTGATCGTGCGCCGCGAGCGCGACACCCAAGTGGCCGAAACGGACGAGTCCAGTGGCCGCCTGACGATGATGAGCAAGTCGATATCCGACCTGGTGCCGGCCAGCGAGGCGATCGACCCGCGCAACTTCTACCCCGACCCGGAATGCGGCAACGACCTGCTGCGTGCCAGCGGCGCCTTCGAGCGGCGGCTCATCAACCGCGGCGACCTGCGCCGGCTGGCCGGCCGCAAGGGCTATCTGCCCGAACGCATCCGGCAGGTGCTCACCGAGCAGCCGAAGCGCACGGTGATGGGCGCGAAGCCGGGCGAAGAAAAGACCGGCATCTGGACGACGCGGCCGGGCGAGATTTACGAACTGTGGGAGTTCCACGGCGAGGTCGACGGCGCCGAACTGGCGGCGCTGATGCGGCCGACCGACGAGGGCGCGCCGGCCGACATCGACCCACTGCTGTCGGCGCGCGTGTGCGTCATCATGGTCAACGATTGGGTGATCGGCGGCTATGAGTATTACACCCGCGACCAGGACGGCCTGATCTACGACGTTTTCAACTGGAAGCAGGACAAGGAAACGATCTTCGGCTACGGCCTGCCGTGGGTCTATCGCACGCAGCAGCGCGTCATCAACGCGGGCTGGCGGGCGGCGATGGACAACATGGGCGTGTCCAGCGGCGCGATCCTCGTCTACAAGCGCGGCAAGCTGGTGCCCGCAGATGGCCGCCACACGCTTGAAGGACGCAAGACCTTCTGGGCGGCCGACGACGTGGATGACGTCGAGAAGGCGCTGCGGGTGTTCGACATCCCGAGCAAGCTCGCCGACATCATCGCCCTCATCAACCTGGCGCGCGAGCTGGGCGACGAAGAGGCGAATCTGCCGGCGATCATGCAGGGCCTCAAGGGCACGGCGCCCGACCAGGTGGGAAGCCTGCTGGCGCTGATGCAGAAGGCCGAGGGGGTGCTGCGCCGCGTGGTCAAGAACTTCGACGACCGCGTGACAAAGCGGCACATTCGCCGCTACTACGGCTTCAACATGCGCCACTCGCCCAAGCAGGAGATCAAGGGCGACATGCAGGTGGATGCCCGCGGCGCCGACGTGCTGTTCATGCAGGAGGCGCGGCACAACCTGATGCAACTGCTGGCCACGCTGACCCAGCATCCGGTGTTCGGCCCGTGGCTGAAACCGAAGAAGATCATCGAGGAAATCGCCCGCAGCGGCAAAGTCTCGCCCGAGGATGTGGTCAAGACGCAGGACGAGTACGAGGCGGACCTGGAGCGCGCGGCGCAGCAGCCGCAGCCGAAGGATCCGCGCGTGGAAGTGGCCGAGATCAAGGCGGCCACCGACAAGGAGATCGCTGCCGCCGACCGCGACGCCGATCTGCGCAAAGCGGTGGCGCAGATCATGCGCGACGAGGGCCTGACTGCGCAGCAGGCCAAGACCAAGCTCGCCGAGCGCGTCATGCAGATCAAGGCCGAGGACCGGCGCGACGTGCGCAAGCAGCGCCAGTTCGACCGTGAGGCGCGCCTGCGCGAGACGACCGGAGCCGGCATCTGATGGATGAAGAGCGCGACGAACAGGCGCCGCCGGAGATCGCCGCCGGCTTCAATGCCGGCGACTTCGGTGGCGATACCTGGCGCCGGCTCGCGCACTATCTGGAAGCGCGCCGCGAGCACCTGCGCACGGAAAACGACGGCGATCTGGCCGTCGACCGCACGGCCAAGCTGCGCGGTCGCATTCAGGAGATCACCGATCTGCTCGACCTGCCGCGGCGCCTGGCGCAGTGGCAGGACGCGGCCGATCAACGGGATTCGTGAGGCCGCGCCAGCGCGCGCTCTCTCGATAGGAGGTCAGCCGAAAGCCCGTCAGCCGGCTTTCCGCTGGCCGTCATAGCCGCAAGACAGTCACACGACAGGCCGCCCGCAAGGGCCGCCCGGCGCGTGGTTGCGCGCGGCTTTCTGTTTTTCGAGGAACAGCATGAGCACCGAGACACCGGGAACCGAGCCATCGGGCACACCGAGCCAGGACGACACCGCTGCCGCCGACGCCGCAGCGTTCGCACAGGGATTTGCCGAGGTCCGCGGCGAAGAACCGCCGACCGAACCGGCCGATGACGGCCACAACGCGGAGCGCAGGACTTCCGGCGACAACGCCGAGCCCGAGACGCCGCCGCCGGCACAGCCGCAACCGACCACAGACCCGTTGATGGAGAAGCTGACGCGGCTCGAGCAACTGCTCGGCGCCACGGAAAGCCGCATCCGCAACGTCGAAGGTCGATTCGGCAGCCTGAACAGCGAAGTCCTGAGCCTGAAACGGTCCGGCCAGCAGGCCGCGCCGGCGCAGCAAGCCACGGCCGCACAGCCGAAAGCGGAAGGCGAATCGACGCCCTCCGGCGAGGCGCTGGAAGAACTGCGGCGGGAGTACCCGGAGTGGGCAAAGGCGATCGACCAGTCGATCAGTGCCGCAGTGGCCAAGGCCACGGCCGCATTGAGGCCCGGCGAATCGCTCAGCGACGAGCGCGTGCAGCAGATCGAATCGACTGTGCAGCGCAATACCGGCATGCGTTTCCTCGACACGCACTACCGAGGCTGGCGCGATGAGGTCAAGACCGATCAGTTCGTGCAATGGCACGCAGCACAGCCGCCCGAGGTTCGGCAGTTGGCAGATAGCGACGATCCATTCGACGCCATCGCCCTGCTCGATGCCTGGCGGGCCGCCGCAGCGGCGCAGCCGAAGCCGTCTGGCCGGACGCGACCGAAAGACACCCTGGAAGCCGCTGTAGCCGTGGGCCGCAGGCCCGCACAGCCGGCGACAACCCAAATCAGCGACGAAGAGGCGTTTGCCCTCGGCTTCAATGAAGCGAGGGGCGGCGCGTCGTAGTCGCGCATCCTCTTAGGAGTTCCGCATCATGGCGCAACAAACCTATCTGAGCCCGCAAGGCCGGATCAACAAGCTCAAGGGCGAGATCATCGCCCACGCCGTTCCCGTCGAAGTGCTCGGCATCACCGGCATGCAGAAAAAAATGCCGAAGAACGTCGGCGCGACGGTGACCTTCCGACGCTGGCTGCCCTACGGTGCCACGGTCAGCTCGCCGAACAGCTGGGCGGCCATCCAGCCCGGCGCACTGGCGCACCTGACCACCGAGGGCGTGACGCCGCCAGCCGAAACGCTGACGCCGCAGGACTTCGAGGCGACGCTTCAGCAGTATTCGTGCCTGTACGGCGTGACGGACAAGAACGTCGATCTGTACGAGGACGATGTTCCGTCCGAGATGAAGAAGCAGACCGGCGAGCGCATGGGCATGGTGCGCGAGATGGTCCGCTACGGCGTCCTGCGCGGCTGCACCAACAAGTTCTTCGGCGGCACGGGCACCACGCGCGGCACTGTCAACGGCCGCGTCACCCTGCCGCTGCTGCGCAAGATTACGCGCAGCCTGAAGCTGAACCACGCCAAGCGCATCACCAGCGTGTTGGCGGCAGGCCCGAACTTCGCCACGTCGTCGGTCGAGGCCGGCTATCTCGTGTTCGCGTCGACCGACTGCGAGAACGACATCCGCGACCTGCCGAACTTCAAGGAGACGTCGGAGTACGCGCAGCGCCGGACGATCAACGAGCACGAGCTGGGTTCCTGCGAGAACTTCCGCTTCATCCTCTCGCCCGAACTGGTCGGCTACGCCGACAGTGGTGCGGCGGTCGGCTCCACCGGCCTGTACTCGACGACCGGATCGAACATCGACGTCTACCCGATGATTATCGCCGGCGAGGACGCCTGGGGCCAGGTGGCGCTACGCGGTGTCGACTCGATCGACCCGACGTGGATTCCGCCGTCGACGAAGGACAAGAACGACCCGCTCGGCCAGCGCGGCTACGTCGGTGCCAAGTGCTACTTCACGGCGCTCGTCCTTAACCAGGGATGGATGGCGGTCGCCGAAGTCGGCATCAAAGCGCTGTAACCCATCGACCGACAGGAGATCGACATGAGTGAATCAGTCGTTCAGCGCACCAACGCCATGTCCGACAGCATTTCGCGGGGCGAGGTCTACTACCTGCTCGAAGCGATCCGCACGGACCTCGAGGCGTTGCGTTCGTTGCTGAACACGCACGTCCACAGCGGCGTCACGGCCGGCGGCGCCAACACCGGCGCCCCGACGACGACGATCGCCTCCCTCGAAACGCAACCGTAAGGAGCACCCAACATGCAAGCGCAATATCTGTTCGGCGGCAACTTCGCGGCCGTCAAGGCCGGGCTGACCGGCATCAGCGGCGCCGTGACGACCCACAGCACCGGCGCCACGGCGGTGCAGTACGCCATCGGCGGCAAGGCCTACAGCAAGGCCCAGATCAGCGGCGGCACGACGCCGACGACCGACGCCGTGACCGGCTCCGCGATCACGCTCACCGCCAACAAGGCGCGAGCGGTCGTGTGGGCGTTCGACAGTGGCGGCAACGTCAAGGTCGTGGCCGGCCCGATCGTCGACCTGGACTCGGCTGGCGGCTATGTGCTGGCGCCCGAGTTCCCGTCGATCCCGGACTCGCTGACGCCGTTCGCCTACACGCTGCACAAGGCCGGAAGCACGCTGTCCGGCACGTTCACGTTCGGCACGTCGAACTGGAACACCACCGGCATGACGCACACCGTCGTCGACGTGCTGATGCTGCCGACCCGGCCGCAAACCAGCTGATCTCCGGCGCAAGCCGCAACCCGCACGGGCGCCTTCGGGCGCCCGTTGCTTTTCATGGAGTCTTTATGCCACCTGTCAAGAAACCGATCGACGCCACCGACATGCCGGCGCACCAGCGGCCGGGGTTCGTCATGCCGTCCTACGGCGAGGTCGAGCGCCCTGCCGAGGATCTGGCCGTGGTCGACGGCCCACTGGCGGACGACTACGCCACGGCCCTCAAGGATGCCGAGGACGTGCTGACGATCGAGGTGCTGGCCACGGACAACGACCTGGCCGATCCGCTGCCGATCACCTGGGTCAACGGTCGCATTCAGGTATTACCACGCGGCGTGCCGGTGCAGGTCAAGCGCAAGTTCGTCGAGGTTCTGGCACGCGCCAGGCCCGAGGCGATCAAGACGACCGAGTTCATCAACCACGAGGGTGCGCGCGACATCCGCATCGACCGGCACTCGGCGCTGAAATACCCGTTCACCGTGCTGCACGATCCGAACGCCAAGAAGTACGGCCCGGCGTGGCTGCGCAAACTGATCGCTGAGCCGGCGTGACCCTCCTCGATCTGCTGCAGGACGTGTGCCGCTATGCCGGCGGCATCAGCGGCATCCCGAGCAGCGTCATCGCCGTTACTGGCGACCACCTGCGGGCGCGCGGGTGGATCAACCAGGCATGGATGTGGCTGCAGCGCAAGCATCCCGATTGGAAGTTCATGCGCCGCGAGTTCACGTTCCAGACCGTCGCGGCGCAGGGCGACTACACGGTGGCACAGGCGCTCGCCAATCA